CTGATGCTGAATTATTTGAAAATGAATTCAGTGTTCAATTCCCAGATTTGCCTGCTTTGCGAAAAGACTCGGTGAAACAGATGGCTGATATCGTTGCGAAAATGGATGGTCCTAATCGGAGAGTTCGTTGGTTGAAAGCTGTCAATATGCTTAAAAGACGCAGACTCGAAGAAAATCCGTTATATACCAATGCCCCTGAACGTTTGTGGGCAATGAGACAACAAGCGAGTGATAACGCATCATTCCTCGCTGCTAGAAAGCAACGTTTGAAGTTCTCTTCTGTTATTGAAAATCGTGAAAATTTGGAAAAACAAGCTCCGTTTGGTGATCTATGCTGGGAAGCATTTAAAAGATATCTAGGCTGGGTTAATCCCATTCCTTGGGATCCTGATGCGTATGCTCTATCTGCTGAGGCCTTTCAATATAGACGTGGAGAGAGGCCGGTTGCATTGAAAAAGCAAGCATTAAATCGTGTGGATATGGAGCAAATCCTTACGACAGCCAAAACTCAAATGAAACTAAAGGAGAGGGGTTTCGAAAAAGCAAAGCCTCTTCAACCGGTCATGATTCATAGTGACGCCTATTTGTTCAAATATGGGCCTTACGGAATTTATTTACTGGACAAATTGCTCGAAAATTCACCTTCCTACTGGTATTTGCATGCAAAACGCAATCCAGAGGATATCGACAGGTGGGTTAAAGCAAATTTCCAACCCAATAGTGAATTCCATATGAATGATCAAAAAGGGCAAGACCAAGCCGCACAGGGCTGGGCTGTCCAGTTCTTCTCGCATTTACTAAGATGGTTTTCTGTACCTGAGGAGATCATTGATGGTTTTGTCCAAGACAAGCTGGACAAAAGGACAATGAACAAGGTCCTTGCGATTATGACTAATTCAGGCGAAATTTGGACATATCTACTGAATTCTACATCTTCTGCTGCACGTGAGTGTGCTATGTTCAATCTTCAACCTGGCATGAGTATGGCCAATGGAGGTGATGATGTGATGAGATACCCTGCTGAGACTATAAATCCGGAGTATGCTGCAATTCAACATTTAGATCCTTGCACTGATAAAAGATACAATTCCACAACTGGGAATTTTGTCTCTTTCATTGTTAAGAAGGGATCATTGTTCAAAGATCCTATAATATTGTTGAAGCGTTTCCTAGTCAAGTTAGCTATGGGAGATGCTGAAAACGCGGCTGCTGGATATTTCCATTTGTGGGCTTTCAATTACATTCAAAGAGATAAGCTGGTCGAGGTGTTTGATGAAGATGAGCTCGAAGCCCATCAGTTGTTGACGCACCTTTTCTTTAATCTCCGCAAAGAGTGTGATGTCCGCTTACATCCTGATTGGTCTATACTTTCTATTACTGGGGAGGCTCATGAAGATAATTCCATGCAAGATTTATGGAATAAAGATGCTGTAGGAATGAATACTATATTCGACGTAATGGCTGCGCCAATCGTCGGATCGGCGTTCAAGACTGCAGTTGATCTTCTGACCCCCATGATGATGGAATAAACTGCCAATTTGTGATAACACAATGACAAACATCGAAGATAAAGGTGCTATGAAAATCACGCCTCCAGCTCAACTGGAGCCTGACATAAGTCGTGAGCATGCTTACACTGATGTAGTCTATGTGACAATGGGGTCTAAGAAAACGGAGTTCTCTGGTACTATTGCTTCTATCATTCCTGATATGTTGGTTGGTTGTGGTCGTGTGGACCTCGTTTCCATTTCTTGTAAAATAGTTTGTGATACTGCTAGTCAAGTTTTCAAAATGGGTTGTTGTGAAGTTGGAGCTTCCAGAAGTGCTACTGAAGTCGCTCTCAAAGCTAATGGTTTATATCATGTTGCGAACAATATGACCATAGGCACTGAGATTTTGCGAACTTTGATCCCGGAAGATACTCTGTCTAAACAAATTCAACCAGTTTCTTCTTTTTTGCCTACTACAAAATTGATAATAAACAAAACAGAGGGAGTTGTATGTTCTTTGGAGATAAGATTGATTGTTCACGGTATTCGTACTCGGTACTTTTCTTTAAACTGAATTCTAGCCTTGATATAGCGTCTGACGCTGAAAGCGAAGAATCTGTTGAAGAAGAGACCGTAGTTTCAAAAGTTGTTGAACCAAAAATTGCTGATTCTGATGATCACACTGTAACTATTTTCTATCCTGACGGGACGGAAAAAGTTTATGTGTCTGGAGAGACAATTGAATACTCCAGTAAGAAATATAAGAATTTGCTTTTTAAGTTTACAATGATGTTTAAAAGTTGGCGGAAGAATGTCGATGGCGCAAAATGGTCATTGATTGACAATACTAATGCTAATTTTAAAACAGAATTTGGTGATTTGATTTTTACTTTTTCACATGATGATTGTGTGTTGATCCTCAAGACTTGAGTTATTAATTCAAGTGAGGTTCGTAGTCTAAGGACTATTGTTAAAAAAAAAAAAAAA